TCACCTCGAATGACAGCGTTGGGAGCCCGGCGGAGTGCCCGAGTTCCAGCCCGCTCGATGCGACGTAGGCCGTGTGATCGTAGGGAATCGCCTGCGATGGGTTGTAGGTCGACAGGAATGACCAGGTCGCCTGTCCGCCAGCTCCGCTGAACAGCGTCAGTCCCAGCTCCGCCAGCGAGGTGATCGCCTTGTCTTCGTAGACCGTACCGACGGCTGTGATCGGGCCTTCGGCCAGCGCCAGCATGACGGCGGTGCGGTAGATATATGACGTGCTGGTGACCCCGCCACCGCCTTTGCCGCCCTGCTCCTGCACGATGGCTGTCGAGCGGAAATTCCCGTACCAGATCAGCGCGCCAGGCACACGGGCCTTGCCATAGACCAGCGGGATCGTGTCGCCGTAGACCGACCGCTGAAGCTGGATGCCCTGCAGGCGCTTCTCGGAGGTGGACTGGGTTTTGGCCCCGGCGATCAGGCCGCTCATTCGATCACCGTCCAGTAGCTGTGCAGCCGGTCGGCAAATGCGCGGCGCTCGACCAGCTCAACACGGCCGGCAGGCTGGTAGGCATGGATCATGAGCAGCTCGTCGATGATGATGGCGCCGTGTGAGGCGGTACGGCCGAAGCGGAACATGGCCACGTCGCCGGCTTGTGGGGAATCGGTGCGCCGGGACTGGTCCAGCAGAAAGCCCATGAAGCGTTCTTCGTCTCGATGCAGGTACCAGGCGCGCGGATATGGGCGGGGGTCGAAGTCCGGCGCCACCAGCCCCACCGCGCGGAACACCTCCACCAGCAGCATGGCGCAGTCGACGCCGGCCGCCTTGACGTTCGCGGCATGGTGATACGGCGTGCCGAGCCACGTCAGCGCCTCGGCAACAATTGCGGCCCTCATCCGGTGTACCACGCCGCCTGCTCGCTCTTGTTCTCCGGGCGCGGGCGCATGTTTGACGGCAGGGTGGTGGTACCGCCGTCATAGACGGTTTCCGGGGTTGGAACGTATGGATACCCGCGAAAATGCGCGAGGTTGCCGAATTTGGCCGAGCAGGTGGCCTGCTTCTTGTCGCAGCCCAGCCGCACGCTGAAGGTGTCGGCAGCGACCACGCCGGGCGGCAAGGGCTGGATGAACGTCAGCCGGCCGAATGATGTCGTGTACCGCTTGACCATCCGGGTCACGCCTGTGCACACCCCGGAGGTGAAGGTCAGCACGCCCTGATCGAAATACCCGTTACTGTCGGTGAGGCCGGTGTCAATGTACGTCCGGTCTGAGGCGACGGCACTCACGGCTCCGGCGGTGGTATGGCTGGCGGGATTGAGCGTGCAACTTGCATCGTAGAGCCGATGCACGCAGCCGGTCTGGATGATGTTGCGCGGCATCTGCACGTTGAGCAGGGCCAGGTCGCTATCCAGCATCAGCTTGACGCTCATGCGTCCCGCCTGCACGTCAGCCACCCGCCCCTGGAACCACGGCACAGCGCCCGCCGAAACGTCGCCCGGCGTGGTCATGAACAGCTTGTCCATCCGCACCCGGCAGGAATCCAGAAAGCCCCACCGGCACGCCTGCAGGAACGGTTGGCCGTTGACCAGCACAGGGGCTGACGGGTGATCGATCTGCGGGGTAATCTCCAGCTCAAGGGTCTGCACCTCGACCCCGCGTTTCGTGGTGATGCTGCCGCGCTTGATGAGCAGTCCGGTGCTGTAGGTATTTCCCGCGACGGTCAGCGGGACATCGAAGGAGGTGAAACGGGCCGTGGCGACAACCGGCTGCGCATACTCGAAGGTGAACAGCTCGGCCTTGACGTACTGCCCACCCGCCAGCACCAGACCGGGGGCGCTACCGCCGGCCATCTTCATAGCTTCACCGACAGAAAATCGATGGCCTTTGACTGCCACATGTGGGTCATGAACTGCGTCAGGTCCATCTGCCCGGACAGGAACCGGCAGCGGTAGTAGAAAGAGCCGGTCCACGTCAGCGCCTGCCCGCCCAGCGGTGCAGAGGTGAAGGTGATGATGCCGGTGGGGCCCACCGTGTAGTGGGTCGAGACGGTCTGCAGGACGCCCATCTTGTAGATCAGGGGGGCGCCGTTGAGGTTCTGGATCAACTCCGCGACGCCCGGCCCGCCGCTATTCTGGTATCGCGCCACCAATTGAAATGCGGTTGTTGTGCCGTCACCAGTGCCGAACGGTTCAGCCGTCACGGAGTTGAAATCAGGATCGTTGTACAGGAACGTGTCGAACTCGCCCCGGCAGGCGTTGAATAGCCCTGCAATGGCCTTCAAATCGCTGGTGACGCCCGGACGGTCGTTCAGGTACTCGAAGGCAAGGCTGAACTTGATGCGTGGATACAGCGCGTGTCCGATGCGGGACTCCTTGCCGCTCAGCGCCTCGATGATGGTGGATTTCCAGACAGGAGACCGTCCCCGGTTCCATGACAGGCCGGGGAGGGAGGGGAAGACCAGTGAGGTCATGTCGCAAAGCCGCGCCGCGCGTGGCCACGGACAGCGCCAGCCAGCAGGGCCGCGTTACTCGGGCTTTTCAGCCACGACTCCACGCCGCGCGCGTCCCATGCGCTGATGTTGATGACCGGCTGCACGGCACCGCCACCACCGCCACCCGTCATGTCGCGCACCGCGTCGGCCAGCTCGGCTGGTAGCACCATTTCCCGCTGGTGCAACTGGGTTACCGGGTTGACGCCGGCCGGGATGTCGAAGCCCTTTGCCGCCGCAACCGATGCCTGAAACGACATCGCGCCGGCATAGGATGCCGCCGCAGCGCCCGGCGCCAAAGCCGGACCGACAAACGGAATGGCAGCCGTGGCTGCGTAGGCCGCCGCGCCCGCCTCGGCCGCGTGGCCCGCAATGATCGACGACGCCGTAACCTTGCCCATGATCAACTGTTTGACCATCGAGGCCACCCACTGCACGCCCATCTGCACGAACATCTGGGTGATCGAATCGACCACCGAGACGAACAGACCACGAACCCCGGTGCTGAATGTCTGCGTGCCCTTGAGCATCGAGTTGATCGAAGTCGTGAAGTTGCCCTGAATGGCCCCTGTCAGCCCGGACCAGTTCTTGCTCTGCTCGATGGTGACCTGGTTGTTCAGCTCGCTGAGGCGCTGGTTATGCCCGCGTGTCAGTTCCTCGATCTGGGCCTGAAGCTGGGCAACCTTCACCGGGTCGTCATTACCCTGTGCGGCAAGCTGCAATTCTTGCTGTAGCGCCTGCTCGCGGATAGCAAACCGCTGCGCCTCGAATGCCTGCTGCTGGGTGAGTAGCTCGGCCTTCGTGGACTGGTTCAGCTCAAGTTCCAGCCGGGCGGCGCTTTCGCGTGCATCGATCTCGGCAAGGGCTGCGTTCTGGACGGTCTGCGCCCGGATCGCGTCAATCTGCCGGAGCTGGTCGGCCGCTTCGCGCTTGAGCTGGACGATGTGATTCTGGGCAGCAGCGTAGGCTTTGGACTCGAGCCCGTAGAACTCGCCGATCCGCTGCGCTTCCTTCTCGGCCAGAGCGATCTTGATGTCGTAGTTGTTGCGGGCGGCAGCTTCCTGGCCCTTCAGGCTCTCGATCTCGGCATCGAAGGCGTCCTTCGCGGCTTTGGCTGACGCTTTGGCTGCGGCACGGGCAGCGGCTGAATCGCCTGAGCCGCCGGTTGATGCGCTGCCACCTTCGGGCGGCTTGATAGCGGTCTGCTTACCGAAGGCACCAGACATCGCATCCGTCACGCGGAGCTGCGCAGCTTCAGCCGACGCCACCACGTCGTCAAATGCCTTGGAGCCAATGTCCGTGATCTGGCCCATGCCGGCCTGCCATGCGGCCTTTGCGCCGGCGAAGTCAAAGCGCAGCGCCCGGCTGGCAACCTCCGAGAAGGTCAGGAACAGCACCACGAACTGCTGGATGGCGGCCTTGACGGCGGTGTAGACGGTGAACACCGCCACGCGGATGCCCTCAAAGGCCGCAATCAGCCCAATCATCGCCACGCGCATGACGGTCACCGCCTGCGGGCCGATGCTGGCGAACCAGTTGGCGAGTTCTGTCAGGCCCGGCAGCAACGCATCACCGATGGCTTTCTGCAGGCCGTCCATCACATCGCCAGCGTCGTTCATCGCGGCCCGGTAGGCTTCGACGGCAGCGGTGTTCTCCTCGCCGACCACCAGCCCCAGTTCTTCGGCCTTCTTGCGCGCCTCCTCCTGCGCCTCGGCGGTCAGGCGCAGCGTCGGAGCGACCGACTCCCAGGCCTTGCCGTAGATCTTCACGCCCTCGACGTTGCGGTCCGTGCCTTCCCGGAAGGTCAGCAGCTTCGCGTTGACATCGGTCATGATGTCCATCGTCGAGCGGAAGTTGCCGTTCGCGTCGCGGGTCGCCACGCCCAGACCACCGAAAGCCGCTTCGTTGCTGTTCAGCTTCTGCGTGATCTTGCCGGCCGCGTTGGAGAGCTGTTCCTCCGTGACGTAGACATCACCGAGCGCCATCTTCAGGACTGACGCCTGCGTGGCCGAAATGCCGAGCTGCTTGCCGAGCTTGGTGGACTCAACCGCCAGATTGACCGACGCGGCGACAGACTCACGGAACGCGGCACCACCCGCAAGCACGGCAGCGAAGGCCGCCATGGCCACCTGCGCCTTGCCGAGCGCCGCCTGCAGGCTGCCGAAGCTCGACTGCATCTGACCGACGGCATTCTTGACCGAGGCCTGCGCACTCGCCAGAGCCGCATTCAGCCCGGTCGGATCGCCGGTAATGCCAAGGCTGATGTCTTTGTCGGTCATGGTTTCTTCGATGCTCCGGAAAATGCCGCCAGCGTGGCCAGCAGCGATTCAGCGTCGTCCTTCTTGTTCCGTCTCACGGGCTTGATGCCGAGGTAGGCCTGCACCATCAGGTTCAACGGCGGGCACTCGTCGCAGTACTTGTTCCAGGCCAACAGCCGGGGGATGTCCCACTCGTTCCAGATCTGCGCCCACGAATGGCCGGTTGTAGCGACCAGGTGAGCGCCGATATGGTCCCAGTCAACCGGCCCTACGCTTTTCCCTTGCTGTCGCCCTCCGGGAAGGAGACGCCCATCAGGGCATCAATCACCGGCTTCGTGTTGCGCAGGTCGATCAACTCCCCGACATCCGCCGGGGTGATCTCGGGGTAGTTGCGCTTGAGTGCTGCGTGCACGAGGTCGATGACCGCCGGGGCCATGTCCGCGATGTCCATGCCGCCCGCCTGAATGGCGGACAGCTTCGGGCCAAGCCGGATCACGTCGCCCAGCGACAGCGCGGGGATCACCCGCACATCGCCGCCAAAGTCGAACTCCACACCTGGGAACATGCGTTACTCCGAGGTGCCGTAGGTCATGACGTTGCCGGCCGAATCCGCGAAGGCCTCAAAGTCGAACTCCGGGATATTGAAGTCGTCCTGCTTCGTGGCGATCGACAGCTTCGTGCTGATGCACTGGGGCAGGCTGATAATCAGGTTCTTGCCCTGGTACGGCAGCAGCAGGTCGCACCGGAACGCCGGGGCATACCCCATCGGCTGATTGATGATGGTGCTGTTGGTCGCCGTGGTGGACGTGGCGGTGTACTTGTAATCGATGAACACCGTGTTGCCCGTGTCGGCTGCGGCAAACACGTACACGCCAGCCGAGACGGTGTACTGGCCGGTGGTCGGAGCCGAAGCCACCCGCACCATCGGCAGACCGCTGGAATTGCGCACGCCCAGGTCGGCAGACCAGGTGCCGGAGCTGGGGATCTGCACATGGGTCGCATCGGCTGCGGTTGAACTGACCGTCAGAGTGAACGGCGTGGCCGGAATCGCCTTGCCGACCGTGTCATAGATGTCGTTGACGATGCCGGCATTCAGCGTCTGGCCGAAGAAGATCGAGTTCCACATGCGCCCGGAGATCTGCGCGGCCTTCGCCTTGCCGCTGACCTTGCCCTTGCCACGACCGACCGCAATCGGAAACTGGTTCGAGCCGTGCAGCATCTTGTTCTCGAAGCTGATGTCGAGCGACACGTCCTGCAATGCGCCGAACTGCACCGGGGTCGGGTTGCTGATCGCCGTGCCAGACGAATCAGAAAGCGGCGTGCCCCAGAGAATGCCGGCACCAAAACTGTATTGCGCCATGTGTAGTACTCCTTCCTCGATGATTGGCGGGGGGCCGTAGCCGTCCCAGGTGTAAACGGTAGAGTCGAAAGTAACGTCGGTTTGGTCGAAGGTCGTCATTTACCGGCCCTCACGCCTGCACCGCGAGGGTGCTGGCAGGTGTCATGTAGCGGACGACATAGCGCAGCTCCACGGCCAGCGCGGTCTGGTCGGCCTGCTCAAAGTCAAACTTGGTGGACGCCTCGATGATCCGCGCGCAACGGCCGCCCAGCGTCTGATTGGCCATCAGCGCAGCGTGCACGGCCTCGATGACCGGGTCTGATACCTGATCGGGTATCGCGCCCCTGCTGATCACCGTGAGCGTCACGGTCAGATCGCGAACCGACAGCCCAGGGGCTGCACCGCGCAGCTCCACGGACTCATCTTCCGGTCGGATCACGAGCACCACGCCTTCAGCCCGCGTGACCGGAGCCTCGCGGGACCGGTACGCCGTCGCGCCGGCAACGCCATCCAGCAGAGTCTTGATCTGCGCAAGGATGGATTCCCGAATCGTCATGCCTGCAAGGTCGCCGTGCTGAATACGCCATCGTCAATGGCTATGACCTGCTGCACCGTGAAGGCTCGCCCGTCCACTGTGATCGAGTCGCCGTACTTCAGGCCCGGCAGGCTGGTCGTGACGAACTGCATCAGGTAGTCCGTGGTCTGCGCACCACCGGCGAACAGCTCACGGTCGGCCGCATCCAGAACGACCGTGGCCACGACTGCGCCATAGACGCAGACAACGCCGAAGTCGTCGAGGAATACGTCCAGCGGCTCGGTGAGCATCGGTTATGAGGCGTATTTGGCCGTCGCGTGCATCGATGCGCTGGCAATCGCCGGGCCTGTGACGATTGTCCCCACGTACCGGACATAAGCCTTTGTGACGGCCTTGCGCGGGACGGTGATCTTCTGGATCCCGGCGCCTGTCGCGGCCGTGAACGTCGCGCCGGTGATGTCGGCTGCGCCCGTGCCGCCTGCATCGTCGCATTCCTGGATCTTGCCGGTAATCGAACCGGTCAGCGCCCCGAGATGCTGGGTAAACAGCAAATCACCCTCGATGCCGGTGACCGCCACACCCGTGCCGGTGGCGGCGGCGGTGTTGGCCGCGCTGGCCGGGGCAAGCAGGACAACGGCGGTACAGGCCTGTGCTTGGTTATTCCGCATTTGAGTCTCCCCTGGCGCGAGCTACCCGCTGCGCCGGCTTCGGTTGTTCATCTTCCGGCGTTGCGCGCCGGGCCTTGTTCGCGGTGATGAGTTCGACCGCAAGGCTGGAATCCTCATCAAGGACTGTTCCGGCCTTTATGACGGTGGTCTGCCCTTCACCTGTTCGCTTGATGTAGGACAGCAGCACCCTGATCCGTATGGTCTTCATTGATACCTCGGGCAAAAAAATGGGGCCGGCGGCGATGAGCTACCGGCCCCGAGGGTCTCAGGGGATCAAGTGATCGACGTTGCCAGGCTGAACGCGGCACCGTAGCGGAGCGCCACGTCGATGCTGGTGATGGCGCGGATGCCGATGATGCCGGCCTGGAAGTTGGCATACGGGTTCACGTCAACCTGCAGCACACCCCACTCGCCCACGATCACCTGCGACCAGTCACCGAACAGCATGTTGGCCGTCGGGAGCTGCAGGGACGACATGGCCTGGAAACCGGCCATCGTGCCGTCCCAGACGTTGCCGGCCCACAGCGGCGTGTCGGTGTTGCTGAACCGGGCACGCTGCATCATCAGCGCCGCGACGGCAGGCGTGGTGACGTAACCACCAGCCGCCGGCATGACGTTGGCAGCAGCGACATCAGTCTGGAACTCAAGCACGCCCGCGTAGGCGAGCGAGGTGCCCGTGACTGAGCCGACGCCGGAAGTCCCGATGATGCCCTGCGGCTGACCGCTGCCACCCGAACCCGAGATCACGCCGCTGTCAACCGCCGTTGCGGTAACGGCCGCGAGATCAGCGGTAACCAGCCCCTCAGCACCCGGAGACGACTGCAGCAGAAGCTGCCGGCTGATCTCGGTGTAGGCGCCGACCGACTTCGGCGAAAGCGCGACCTGTTGGAAGGTCTGCGCCGACTCGGTGATGGTCGAGGCTTCGTTGGCGAGCCAGACCGCAGTTGCAGCACCACTCTGGCGCGGGATCGTCACATTGCCCTGCAAACCGGGCAGGCGACGGGCGCCCATGCGATATGCGACCGACCGATTCCGCAGGATGTCGATGAAGCCGACGTTTACGGTATCGACCAGGTAGCCACCGGCACCAGCACTTGCGGCCGTCAGGTCGCGAGACAGGCGCGACACCGGCACTTCGACCGGACGGGTCATCACATCGTAGGGGATGAAGAACGTGTTGGGGTCGGCCATCTTCTGCAGGCGCTTGGCGATCTCGCGGGTACACTCCAGCTCGAAGCCAGCCTGCGTCCAGTTCTTGTCGGCCGCAGCCTGCACAGCCCGGAACAGGCTGAACTGACGAACCTCACGCGGCGACAGGCCGAGATCGGTGACGGGCTTGGCGTTGACCTGCCGCTGCTCGACGATCTTGAGCAAATCCTCGGCGACTTCATCGATGCTCTGGCCAGTGCCGACCCAGTGCAAACGGACGCTTTCGTCGATCTTGTTGGCGCGACAGAGCTTCTCGATGGCACTGATGCGCTGTTTCTCGAACTCGCTGCCGGCACGTGACTGCTCACCCGCTACGATGCGGGTATCTTCGGCGCTTACGCCCGCCGAGGCATTGGTTACTTCAGGCATGGTCGTGGTCTCCTCGGCGATTTCCGCCAGTTGTTTACGTCGTGTGAGCCAGGGCGCGGTATGCGCCTCAGCGGTTTTGGTTTCTGTCGTGGATACAGCCGCGGGCTGCGCCTGCGTTGGCGCGCCTTCCGCCTCGCGGCCGACACCGACGGTCGGATCAGCAGGGACGGTGACGAGGCTGTTTTCGTAGGGTTCCCAGTCCATCACGCGGAAAACTGGTGTTTTGTCGGCCGCCCGCTCAATCGGCTGCCCGTGCGCCTCATCGAGCGCACGCAGGAACGCGGCCCGGTCATGCGTGCCGGTCTCCGCGAAACGCCGCATGACGCTGCGGAACTGGCGGCAGTCGTGCTCGATGTGAAGCTCGGCGCCGTCCTTCTTCGTCGTGACCTCAACGATCTTGTGGATGATGTAGCCGACAGATGCTTTGGTCAGGACACCGGACTTGACCAGCGCGATGGTGTCGCGGCCGTCCTGCGTGGCCGCCGTGAGGCGCACGGTGCCGCGCACCTTGCCATCCTCAGCGACGACCGAACCGCCGACATGCACGCCGCGCAGTTGGTTCCAGTCATGGTTGAAGAGCACTGGCGCGTCATCGTTCAGCCGGTCCAGGCGCACCGATCCCGGCTTGCAGTCCAGCACCTCGATCCCGAACCAGCGTTCATAGGGCTGCTCGGACGCGAAGGCCATGTCGACAAGGCGGTCGCCATCCTCTGAATCAGCATCTGTCGCCCGCGCCTCGATCTTCGCGAACCGGTTTAGCGTGAGTTGCTTCATGGGTTCCTCACAAAAGAAAAAACCCGCTTTTGCGGGTTCTGGGCTTGTGCGTCTGTGTCGTCCGCCTCGTCGGGCGGGTCATCGTCTGGCGGGGGCGGCGGTGGGTCTTCCTTCGCGTACATCTCCGGACTGGTCTCAAACACCAGCCCGAGGCCGTCCATCATTTCCAGTTCGTCGGCCCGCTCGGTCATCACGTCTTCGATGTCCTGGCCGCCCGCCGTCTCAGCGATCACCTGGCTCACGGTCTTGAAGCCGGCAGTGACGGCTTCACGATAGGCGGTGACCTCCTTCGTCGGATCAACCCACGACCAGCCGCGCGGCTTGAACCGCACCTGCTCGTACTTCTCGATGTTCATCGCGTACCCGGCCGGGGTGATGCCGGGGATCGCCTTCGACAGCGCCGCGGCCTGCATCCACTGGCGATGCAGCGGCTCACGGAATGAGCGGATCCACCAAAGCTGCAGCGCCCGCCAGCAGTCGCGGTCATCCAGCAAGGCCAGCCGCGAAGAGCTGTAGTTGCTCTGCGAGTAGTCGCGCGACAGTGATTCGTATGACACGTCAGAGCCGGCAGCAACCTCCCGCAACATGTAGCGCATGAAGGCATCCATCGCCGCATTCGGGCGATTGGGCGCGATCATCTGGAACTTCTCGCCGGGTCGCAGGCGCAGATTGATGCCAGGCTCGATCTCGTTCTGGTAGGTGCCATCGTCCTGGAGCTCGTCGCCGGCTCCGGTCGTGTCTTCAGACTCGGTGACGCCGAGGTAATTGGCAGCCCCGCGCGCGGCGATGATCTCGGCCTCGCTGTAGCCGTCCATGTCGTTCAGCTTGCGGGCAACGGCGTGCAGCCATGGCTCTCCGCGGGTCTGCGGCCAGCGCGTCACGACGCGAACATGGAACATGTCGGCGGCCGGGACACGGATGATCTGCTCCGGGCCGACATCCCGCAGCCAGCGCACCTCGTTCGGGTGGCGGGATCGGACGTAATAGGCCACCGGGCGATAGAATTCGTCCATCTCCACGCCCATGCGCACGCTCGCATTGGCCACGGATGGGCTCTCGTATTCCTCGGCGATACGCTCCGCCTCGATCAGTTCCAGCGCGAGCGGGATACCCGATCCGCCGAAGGGCCGACGGTGGATCCGGATGAAGGCCTCGCCGGTCTCGAACACTTGGGCCATGGCTGCCCGCTCGAGGTCAGCAAAGTGCAGCGTCCCGCCCGTGTGGCAGTAGTCCGCGCGCGACCAGGCCCGCCACGCGGTTTCGATTGCCGTATTGACGCCCTGGTGCATGGCGCTGCGCGTGTTCTGCACCTTCGCCTGCAGGCCGATGCCGGTCCCGATCACGTTGTTGACGATCAGGGTCCGGGCGCGGCGGCCATAACCGGCATCTCGCACCAACTGCCGCGACCGGGCACGCAGCAAGCGCAGGCTGGTCACCAGCTCTGAATCTGCTGATCCGTTCGATGTCGTCCAATCCGCGGTCAGCCGGGACTGACGCGCGGCTGCGTACATGCGGCTGTTTCCGCGCGGTTCGGTGTGCTTGTGCTCCGCTGGCGTGCTTTTCCGCGCGGGAGTGCTCAGGACTGCTTGGCCGAGCGGCGTCTCATACCAGGGTTTATCCACGGCTGAACCTCACATAACTGCGCCGGCTGTCGGGTCGCCCTGCCGCGCCTTCCTCGGCTTGGCACTCGAACTTCAGCCGCGCCCGCTCGGCCAGCAGGTCGCTGCGGTCCCATCGGTCGAGTGAGCGACCACCAATCTGGTATCGGGCCGCGGTCAGATTGTTGGCGTTCAGCAAGTAGGCTTCAATTGCATCCAGCATCTGCCGGGCAATCGAACGAGACTCGCGGGCGCCAGCGGCACTGAAGTCCGGCTGAACCTGCACTTCGCCGGATGCGGCCAGGAATCGCGTGCTGCCACTGGTGACGTATGCCTGCCAGCCATAGCGGCCCGCCGCAATGCTGGCGGTGGCGGCAGCTGCTTTGGTGATGACGAACGACGACCCGCTGGCAACAATGTCCGCACCGCTGACGGAAAACGACGAGGCGGCGTTCTTGAAGTGATAGGCCAGCGTCCACGTCACGGCCGGATAACCGGCGAACTCGCGCGTCCACGTCCACGTGTTGCCTGCGCCAAGTTCAAGCGGTTCGGTGTTCATCGCCAGTTGGTTGTCCAGTTACGTCTGTGCGTGACCGGCTGCCGCTGTGGCTGCCGGAATGTTTCAGCCGGTGACTGGTTCACAGTCTCGGTCTGGTCGGTTGTCTGGGGCGGCCCGGCGCTGTCGAGGTTGGCCGCCCGCCGTCCCAGCAGGGCCGCACCACCGCGACCGATCATCGCCGCGAAGGCATAAACCCAGCAGTCAAGCGCCTCCTGCCTGACGCCGGTCGAGCGCGGCTTCCACGCCTTCACCTTGCGGCCATTGACCTGCCGGTAAACAAGCGTCTCGCTCGTGAGCTGGTCCAGATATTCTTCGTCGGTCGCCGCATCAAAGTGCGTGTAACCCGGGCCGGGTTCCTTCCCGTGCTTCAGTTGCCCGTAGAGCACATCCTTGATCGTGTCGACACCGACCGGCCACACATCGAGGCGTTTCTTCCCGCCCCTGCTGGCTCGCTTCGGCCACGCCATCCGACCCGGCCCACCGATGCCCTTGATGGCCCACACTCGCCGGCCCTTCCGGGCTGCGCAGTACGTGTAGACCTGTTCGGTAAAGTGGCCGCCGGAGTCCACCGCGCAGGCCTCGCAGATCAGCGTTCGGCCGTCGTCGGTCGTGAACCGTTCCGCCAGTAAGCCGTCGTGATCTGACCAGACGCTGCCGGATCCGGTATTACCCGGCCCACCGCGCAGGATGTCGTGCTTGATGCGCCATTTCTCGCCGTCGCGCCCCCACCCCCAGAGCGTCGACTCCAGGCGGTCGTCCTGAACGTCGGTTCCGCGGGTCAGCATCACGATTCCGGCGGGCAGGCTGGCAGCGGTGTAGCTTTCCCGTCGTGCCGCCAGCCCCTTCGCGTCGACCATCTCGCCGCGATCTTCCCAGGTCTCCCCGAGCGCGGTGTTGATGAAGGTCTGCAGGGTCTCCGGCAGCTTCTTCGCCTCAAGGAACGACCGCGCCATCTCGGCCCACGTCACCCAGGGCGAGTACAGTTCCGAAATATGGAACCCGGCGATGCCCGTCGACGGCCTCGATGCCCGCCACTCGCCGCGGCGGAGCATGTCCAGCTTGTCCGTATCCACAATCAACGCCGCGCAGTGCGCGCAGGCATAGGCTGCCGTCTCCGGCCTGTCGTCCGTCCAGCGCACCTGGCTCCAAACCAGTCGCTGAAACTCGCCGCAGTGCGGGCACGGTACGAAGAAGTACCGCTGATCTGACCCCTCGAAGCCGGCTTCAATACGGCTCGATCCCTTCACGGTTGGCGTCGATCCTGCCAGCAGCTTTCTGTTCCAGAAGGTCGCCGCCCGCTTGCGGCCAATACTTACCGGGTCACCCTCTGTCCCTGCGGAGGTCGGGAAGCGGTCAACCTCATCGAACAGCAGCACCCTGATCGGCCTCGACGCCAAGCCGCTCGGCGAATTCGCCCCGGCCATCGTGATGTGGCCGCCGGGGAACGATTTATGCAGCAGCGTGTTGCCGGAGTCCCGCGATCGCGGGTCTGCCACCTTTCCCTGCAGGCACGGCGTATCCCTCAGCATCGGCGCCAAGCGGTCCTTTGACCACGCCTCTGCCATCTCCAATGTCGGCTGAACCAGCAGGATCGGGGCCGGGTCTTGATCCACGTGGAACCCGATCACGTTGCCGAGGATTTCGGTCCAACCGACCTGCGCCGACTTCATGACCCAGATCTCGCGGATCAGTGGATCGGCGACAGCATCCATGATGCCGCGCTGGTAGGGCGCTCGGTCAGTGCGCCACTGCCCCGGCTCGGCGCTGCTTTCCCGACTTAGCCGGCGCCTTGCGTCTGCCCACTCGCTTACGGTCAGCCGTGGTGGCGGCTGCAGAATCCTCGCCGCCCGACTCATCAATGTCAGGGCCGTCGAGATCTGCAGGCTCCGCTCGATGAGCGGCGGCCTCGGCGAGAATTTCAGTGATCTCGTCGGTAAGGCGTGATCTGATTGCATTCGAGTCCTGGATTACCGCCAATTCAGCAGCCAGCTTTGTCGGTACGGACAACATCCGCGCCCGAATGCCCACCAGCAGCATCTCCCAGGCCCGATACACCAGACCAACATCGAGGAGCTGCCCGCTCCTGACGGCGTTTTCGAGTGCCGTCTTGTTCGCCTGCTCGAACCGTAGCCGGCCCAGCTCGGCTTCAGCGTCGTAGCCATCCGCCTGGCTCCTGCTGCGGAGGTGGTCGACCACGCGCGACAACAGCCAGCGGCGGTCAGCGCGACCCTTGCCCTGGCTGACAATGTCTGGATCCAGCCCTTCCAGCTCACGGGCCAGCGTGCGCCGGTCGACGCGCAGCTCGACAGCCAACCAGCTCAGCGTGCGGGGCTCGGCGATCATCCGCCTAGTGGTGGCGCCTCAGCGCCTCTGGCGCTAGACGAAAACCGCGGTCTTCGTACCCGCCCCCCCCCTGACGGCAGGAGGGACCCGTCGAATTTATGAGCGGCGATCACTTCCCAAGCCCAACCGCCCGCAACTCCTGCATCAGCACAACAGGGAAGCGAGCCTTGATCGCTCCCTTCAGTGCTGCTTGCACGGTGTTGTTCACGAAAGCCTGCGGAATGCTCGGGCCGAACAGTTCCCTGATCGGCAGCCTACTGCGCACCCGCTTGCCATTGCGCATGACCCAGCGATTGACCTCGCCTTTGTGCACGAACACGCCCCGGTGGCCGGTTGGCATGGTGGCGATAAAGCCGCCGGGGATCAGCTTGCGCCCCCGTAGCACGGATACCGTGACGCCCTTGCGGGTCTGTCTTGCGCCGTACTCGATCAGCGGTATCGGGCTGCCGCTGGCCCTGACGATCGCCGTGAGGTCGTGCTTGGTGGCACGAATGGTCTTTATCGCTTTCTTGATCGCGCCGACCTTCAACCCATAGCCCGCCTGCTTGATCTCGCGCGCAGCCTCGGCACGGGCCGTTGTGGCAACCTTGTTCAATGCGCGAGGGATTGCCTTGCGTGCCTGCTCTGCGGTCACGTTCAGCTTCCTCAGCGCCCCGCTGATGTCGGCCTGCACGCTGATCTTGATCACTCGATCACCATGCCCGCACTGCCGCTTGTTGTCGAATATGCATGGTCAGATATTCACATCAAGTTATTTCACGCGGTCACGTTGAGCGCGAAATGCAGCGCCCAGCGCGCCCGGTCGAGTATCCGGCAATACTGTCCACGGTGCATGTGAGCCATCCGGGCTTTGACCTCCAGCGGTTCGGCTCGGAAGTATTGGACCAGGATCACGCGGCGCTGTGGGCTGGGCAGTTTGGCGACCAACTTATCGATGGTCCAGATCGGTTCTGGCACGTCGATGCTGATGCTGCCATTGGTCACGCGGTCTGGCCTGATGCCCAGCTCGTGCCACTCAGCCATGCGCGCGGTGAGTGAGACTGCTGGCCAGCCGATGTTTGATGCTTCCCGCCGTGACCATGTGGCCCAGGCACACAGCCTGTCTTCGAGTTCATGGAGTTCCGGTGACAGTCGCCGGCGGCTCTCATCAGACATTCAGCGGCTCCCTGCGTCGACAATGCGTTGAATCTGGTTGACCGCTTCCGCGCTTCTGACCTGGGCGGGCACGAAGCGCAGCACGCGCCAGCCCGCCTCTGCCGCGGCGTTGTACTTGTCGCAATCTTCCCGGAAGCCGCGCGGCTGGGTGTGCCGGCCCTGCACCCACTCACCGCCCTCCACTTCCACGGCCAGCTTCAGCGCACTGAACGCGAAGTCAAACCGCCAGCGCCGGCCGAGATGCTGGGCGAACTGATGCTCGCGCTCCCAGCCGGTGATCCCCTTGAGCTTCAGGTGCGCTTCCAGCAGGTTCTCCCACCGCTCGCGCATCGCCTTGCGCCGGGCTCGGGTTACCGCTGATGCCGTGGTGGGCTTCATCCCTGCGCGCTCTCCCGCAGGCGGAAACCGAGCAGCGGCCAGACCTTCTCGACCGCCTTCTTGCGGGCAATCTGGCGACCGATCTCGGCGTCGAAGTTCTCGGGGCTGGCGCAGGCCGACTCGCCGGTGACGGTGAAGCCGTTGCGCAGGATCAGTACGCAGAAGGTCAGCAGAGCCAAGGGGGGGAGCGGATCGCAGCCGTATCGGGCGTCATCGCCGGTTCGAGCACCGACAACGCCGTTCGCCGCCGTGAAGTAATACTCGCTGGCGATCTCCGCCTCGATGTCAGCCGCCGTGACTCGCGGGGCGGTCAAGCCCTTGGCCTCGATCAGCTCTCCGATGGTCTTGTTCATGGTCGTGTCTCCCGTTTGTTGTTGGTAAGCATCAGTTCGAGCCGAGCCAGCGCATTCCATGCGAGGTGGGCGGCGTGAGGCAGTCCGGATCCAGCGTCGGCCGGCTCGATCGGTTCCGCAAGGAAATGGCGAAGCATCGCTTCGGTATAGCGGGCCTGACCGTCGGGCACTGACTGCCAGCCGTTCGGTGAATACTTCGCCGCGCCATGCGTGGCTACCCTGCCAACCATCTCCAGCGCGCGAGCAAAACCGTGGAACACCAGACTGAGCTGGGTCTTGCCAGCGTCGAGCTTCGCGCCGGGAACATGTGCCGGCGTTCCACGTGGATCAGCCTCGGTCTTCCGGACCTGAATGTCCTTCAGGGTCTTCGGCTTCGTTGGCGGGATCGCCTTGCTCTTGCAGTCCTGGCATGTGCGCTGTGCGTTGCCGGTTGGCACGTAGTCCTTGCCGCACTGGAAACAGCGGCGGGTCTTGCGGGCTTCCGG